AGTTCGGACGATGGCCTGGGCCTCGACGCGTGTGGCCTCTAGCACTCCGTCCCGATAGCCAGCGGCCTTGGTGCCTTGCACTCGCTGCACCATCTGATCGGCTGTCTCCCCACTGGCTAGCCCTATCCCGATCTGCTTCTCCACGCGCTTCTTGGTGGTGTCGGCCAGATCCTGCATCCAGTCACCAAGCACGCGGCCCTGGATCGGTTGCTGCACGATTGCCTGCACGGTGGTGAGGTTCACCATCTTGTCCGGCACGACGGCAGCCACGACATCCTTTGGGATCGTCTCGGTGAACGTCTTCTGCTGCCACTTGGCCTCGATCTTGGCTAGCTCACGCAGCACGAGGTTCATGCGCGTGCGCAGCTGCGAGGCTCCATCGTCGAGCAGTTCGCCCAAGTCGCGCACCATCTGCTTGTAGCGTTGCGTGGTTTCCCATCCGGTATCCACGCCGCGCAGCCTGATGTTGGCTAGCCTCGCTTCCAGCTTGGCTAGCAGATCAGGGAACACATCACGGTTGAGGAACCCCACGGCCTCCTCGGCCAGCAGTGTCTTGTACCGCTCCAGGAAGATGGCGTGCTTGATCGCCTTGTCCTGCAAGCGTCCGTTCGTGGTGTTCGTCTTCGGCTTCTTGGCTGTGGCCATTACTTCACCCAATCGTGTTCGATCAGTTCGCCTTCGAGCCAAGTCATAGCGCAGTGCGGCCAGCAGAGCAGCGTGCCTGATGCGTCGAGGTTGTCGAGGCTCCAACGGTAGGACACCTTGGCCGATCCTCCGCCCTGGTATTCGAGCAGCGCCCGCTTGCCTCCACGGCCGATGGCAATGCGGTTGAGGCACAGCCACTGCGTCTCGCGCATGACTGGCTCACCGCACATGCAACAGCGCACCGTCACTCTGTTTTGATCTGACATCCGCAAAGCCCGTAGAGGAGAACGGCACCGCAGTGCTGGCAACGCTGCGCTGTCATGGCTGCGCCGCCTGCTCGATGAAGAACGTGCGGCCCACTGCGCCCATGATCCGCTCCGCCTTGTCGGCAGGCAGGTTGAAGAACTCGACGAGCTGCGCCACGCCGCTGTCGCGCGGCAGCTGACGCATGGCCACCTGCTGGACGATGGCGGCAGCGGCCTGCACCTGGGCACCGTTCAAGGCCGTGTCCGCAGCAGGCACACCAGCAGCAGCAGCAGCAACAGCGGCAGGTGCCTCGCCAGAAGGCGCAGGATCCTCTCCATTGCTGTCTTCCTCGTCCGGCTCCTCCTGGCTCGCAGGCTCGTCCTCGCCCACTGGCAGGCCAACCTGCGGCATCAGCTCGCTCAGGCTCTCGCCCTCTGCGTCCGTCTCCTCGACTTCGACGGCCACATCGACTTCATCCCCCAGCGTGCCACGCTTCTGCACTTCGCGCAGGAACGTCGGCTGGCTGATCTCGCGCATCTGCCGCATCTGCACGAGCGTCTGGAGATCCGTCTGGCTGCGCGTGGGAATGCCGAAGTCGCGGAAGATGTCCACGTCGAAGCCATCCGGCAGCTCGTCCGTCCGGCCTGCCGTCTCCCACAGCATGGCTAGCTGGTAGGCATCGTAGAGCAGCCATTCCAGCTGCTCCGTCCACGACTGCACGCGGCTCTGGGATCGAGCGCCTGCCGCATCCACGGCGGTTGCCGTCGTGCCTGCGGACACCTGATCGAGGAACGGAGCCAGGCCCAGGCTCTGCTCTTCCTGGCGGATGTTGGCCAGCCTCGCCATGAGCTGTTGCGCAGCTGCGCCGCCAGTCTCGACGAACGACACGCGCATGTTCGGATCGCGCGAGATGATCGCGGCACCTGCGCCGTAGACGATCTCCTGCGTGCCGTCCGCGAGATCCGCAGACGCGCCTGCAATCGACAGCACAGGGTAGGAGTGCCAGTGGATGTTGTTCGACAAGCTCGAAGTCACGAGCCAGTCATCGACGTTCTTCCAGGCCAAGTCGATCAACGGCGGCCTGGAGTGCAGCGGATCGCTGCCACGCTTCGCCACGTTGCGGAACACCACAGGCACACGTCCCAACGGGTTCGGCCCCTGGGCCACCAGCACGTATGGCTCGCGCTCCGTTCCCTGGGTTTGGTTGGCGGCCTGCTTGCTGGTGATGAGCAGATCCGCCTGCGCCGCAATGTCCGTCGTGAGTCCGCCCACGTAGAGCGGCGCCTTGCGTTCCCACAGCTGCCACATGTCGGTGCGCCACACGCGCACGCGTTGCAGCATGGTTTCGCTGTTGTCGAAGCTGCCGCTGCTCTGCTCCTCCTCGTAGATGGCGATGGCGTCCAGCACTCGCTTGCCGTTGGCCTCGCGCTTCCAGCTCCAGTTGATCACCGAGTCTGGGTGCAGGTGGACGAAGTAGGGCCGCACGTCGTTATCCCCTTCCTCGGCTAGCGTCATGGGACGCAGGCGTTGCTGCTCGGGCGGCAGGCCCAGCGTAGCCTCGTCCACCACCACAGCAGGCGGCTTGTCCACGAGCAGCATGGCAATGCCAGTGTCCGCCAGCGCGTCCATCAGCGTGCGGCCCATCTGCGTGAGGTTCGTTCCCTCTCTGTCGCAGTCGCCGGACAGCATCTGCAAGTTCTCCGGCAGCTCGTCTTCGGCCTTCACCTCAATGGCTCGCTGGAATGGCTTATCGACGATCCCGCCGATTGCGTCGTTGTAGGCACCGAACAGGCAGGTGCGCAGCAAGCGAGCCTGATACTCCTTCCACTGCCGCCGCTCGCGGTGATCCATCGGCGTGAGAACGGTTCCCAGGGCACGCATGGCCGTCGTGCCACCACGCAATGCACGCGTGATGATTCGATCCACTTCCATGGCTTTGCGGATGTTGTGCCAGCTGCCGACGTATCTGCCGTCCATCAAGTCACCTTCATGTTGTTGCCGCCGATTGGGAAGCGTTCGTGCAGATAATACCGCAGCGCATCGCTCCAGTGTGTTCGCTTGCTGTCCGACTTGTCGATTTCGCGCGTGGCGCTTTCCTCGATCCACGCCACGCCTTCGAGATCCAGCAGCGTCTGTGGTGCAGCCTCTGCGTCGATAGCGAAGCGCACATCTCCTGCTGCATTGCACAGACGCGTGTTGACACTGTTGGTGCTGTCCACGACAGGCGGGGCTGCTCGGGCCACTCGATCTCGCACGTTGGGGAAACCGCTGCGCAGGTGCTGCCGCACGATGTCCCAGTCGTTGCTCTGTGCGCTCGTGCGCCGCTGGTTGCCTGCCGGATCCCCATACAGCAGCAGCTCGGCTGTGTGTCCTGCGTATCGGCTGCGGATGCGCTCGCACACCAGATCGGTGCGGCTGTCATCTGCGATGTGGACTTCGCCAACCACCACGGTGTGCTGATGTAGTGGGCCGTTGGGCTGATCCCACGGCGGCAGCATCTGTTCCTGGCAGATCACGGCACTGCCTGGTGCCACGTTGAAGTCGAGGGCCACAACGAGCGGCAGCTGCGGATCGTAGCGGACGCGGCGGCAGTGCTTGGCCCTGTCAAATGCGTAGTAGACGAGGCCCGTGGCTGAGAGGAACGCGGCCTCGTATTCCTGCTGAAAGCTGCGTGCATCGAGATCGCGGCGCGCGGCCTCGACTTCGGCCTGTCCGATCACGTCACTGGATGTCCAGTGGAACGCGGCCCAGTCAGGAGTGGCCGCTGCGTTCTGGTAGAGATCGTAGAGCAGCCGTCGGCCCTTTGGCCTTCCAATGAACCAGCACCAGCCAGGCCGTCCAGCGGTGGACAGCGCCGGACGCAAGCTCGATGTCCAGACGTTCGGCCTGCATTCGTCGATCTCGTCGATAACTGCTCCGTCAATGGCGATGCCTTCGAGACGCTGCGGCCTGTCGAGTCCCACCACCATCAGCCTGCTGCCCGTGCGGTAGTAGATCGTGAGTTCGCTTTCGCTGATGTCACGGATCCACTGCCTCGGAGACAGGGCTTTGAGATCGTCCCACCAAATGCGTTTGGCCTGATCTCTCGTGGGAGCAGCAGCGATGAACGTGGGCGTGGCCACCTTGGGCGGATCGAGTGCAGCTTCGACGAGGCGACGTTTGGCCATCTCAGTCTTGCCCGAGCGTCTGCCAGCGGCCACCACGCGCCACCGTGCGTCACTGGCTAGCAGCCTCTGCTGCTCTGGATGCCAGCGCAGTTCCGTCCACCTACTGGGCAGCATCTGGTTTGGCCTGGCTCTTGGCGCGCATGGCTGCGAGATCGGACAGCAGCTGCTCGGCCTCGCCCTTCGTGGATACCTCGACGTGTTCGCGCTTGGCCCATCGCTCTGGGAAGCGTCGTTCGAGCAACCAGGCCAGGCACTGCCAATGCCTGTCTGTGTGGAGGAACATGCGGCCCAGGAACGTCGATTCAGCAGCAGCCTCGGCTTCTTTTATGGCCGCTGCAAAGTCTGGGTTCCTCTTGCGATATGAACTGAACGTGCCGCGCGAGATCCCATGCGCCTGTGCTGCTCGCTCGGCATGGAGGCCCAGGCGGATCGTGCGCAGGATCGCCTCCTTCACCTCGTCTGTGATGACAGGCGGACGCCCCATCTTTCCTTCAGCCATTAGCTGCCGTCCTGTTCGTAGTCGTTGTTGCGCCTGTCGATCTCGGCCACCTCGTCCACCAGTTGTCCCATGCGGATCCAGTTCAGGCTGGCGTGCCATCCGATGTTTTCGATGGTGGCCATGGCATCGACGATGGGAAGGCGCATCGCGTCGTTGTCGGGCAACGCATCGAGCCGTTGGCGCAGTTGCCGCCACGCCATGTAGGGCCAGCCTGCGAGATCCACGGCTTCCTGCTGTGCCTCGAACATGATGGCTGAGAAGGGCAGGCCAAAGCTCTTGTCGCCGTAGGTTCGGCGGCCAGACTCCATGCGCTCGCGGACGGCGTGGGCGAAGTCGCTGTGCCTCACTGCCTCGTCCGTGTTGTCGATGGGCTGGATGAGTTCGAGGAACTCTTCGAGCATGTCTAGTTTGTCACTCACAGCGCCCTCCATCGGGCCTCCTGCATGTTGCGTGGGTGCGGCATGTTGGCAAGCACATCGTCGGCCTTGGACTCTGCGCCGCGCAACACATGAGCAGCAGCAACAGTCCAAGACTGGCACGCGTTGCTGGTATAGATCATGTCGTTTCGAGATTCCGTCTGGCTCCACGCCTGCGCTGGCCATTGCTGGATGGAATACGGCTGCCCGTCGTTCCATCGGATGGCGTAGGCATGGGCCATCTGTCGTGATGGGCTGAACTGGAATGCTTGATCTAGGACGGTTTGAGCCAGTCGGCTAGCTGCGTCTGCGAACTGGACATCGCCCAGCACGCGTGCAGCTGAGCGCAGTCCGATCATGGCGATGGTTTCCTGCCACGGTTGCCAGCCGATGACTGCGTGCCCGCTGCTGTCGCTCCATCCATACTTGGCCTGCTCGTATCCACCGAGCGTGCGAACGGTGGCGGATTCTGGCAGCGTGCCGAATGGCGTCTGAGCCAGAGCGTTGCGCAGGGCCTGGACTAGCACGGCCTTGGCCTCGGTGAATCCAAGCCACACCTGGTTGGCGCGCGCGAGAGCCAGGCGTCCGATGGATCGAGGCGAAGGAACCCAGCCAGTGCGGGTGTAGATGTCGGTGCGATCTAGCTCGATGTGATCGAGGATCAGGTGTTCCAGCGCCGGATCCCTGGTTAGCAGGAAGGCAGCGTGCAGGAACCCATCGCTGCGGTGCTGATCGTCGCCCGTTGTCCAGAGCGTCGTGGCTGGTGAGGGGATCCAGGCAATCTGGTTGACGGCAGGCCAACCGAGACGATCCCGCACGCCGTAGCTGAGATCGGGCCGCTGGTTGACGGTCTCGGCCATGGGATGCGCCTGCGCCTGCATTGGTGCGCCGCCTGGCTCGCGGTTGGCAGTCGGCCTTTGCATATATGACTGGCACTGCCACAGGGCATCGTGGATCTCCCAGGGATCCATGGTGGTGGCGGCCAGATCCGATGCGGCCCCGAAGTCTGGCTGATCGCCCGTGGTGCCGCTCTCGCGCGGCTGGCAGCGGGGCCGAGCGTCGGAGTAGCGGCCTGCCTGTGGGTTCAGGTAGGCCAGCAGCTGCTGCGCGCGCGTCTGGCGGATCTCCGGCGTGGCTTCGGGGACGATCCCGAGTGCTAGCCACTGGCCATCCCATCCGGTGTAGAGGGCCTGCATGGGCCTTCCCTGTGCGCGAACTGCATCGGGCATCGGCAGGATCGCGCCGCGCGTCTCATAGCGCACAGCGCGGTGCCAGGAGCCAGCAGGCACCAGCACCATGCTCCACGACTGGCTAGCCTCGTTCCACGCAGGCTGCGGCTGTCCGTTGCGGGTGGCGAAATCGCGCACGAACTGCGTCTGCATGGACAGAGTGAGGGCAGGGAACGTCTGCACCTGGGGCTGGCCGTCGTTTGCCGTCGTGCCATAGACGGCCTGGCACACGTATTCGATGGTGGCCTGTTGCGTGTGGATGGTGGCCCACAGATCGACGGTGATGCGCTGCACGGCGTGGTGCCAGCGCATGTGCCACACCTGAACTGCATTGGTGCTGCGTTGCAGCGAGTAGGCAGGGCCGGGGATGGCAACGCCACCGACAGCAACAACAGGAAGCAACCTATCCAGGCCGGATGCGACAGCAGGATGCAGCGCGAAGGAAGGCTCTGCCCAGGTGTCGGCGTGCATCGTCAGCCTCGCGGTGGTGCGGGCTGGGAGCGATGCCAGAATGCGGATGCCATGGGGATCGCTCACCCATGGGAACTTCTGGCCGCGTTCGTCGAGCAGACATCCAGCGCCGTGTGCGGGGATGTCCTGCGTGGGCAGTGCGGCGAATACCCAGTGCGACTGTGCTGCGTCAGCGACGTTTTGGACGAGGATTTGCTTCACCCATGCCAGCATACCATGGCTTGCAATCCTCACGCAGTAGCGGGTGCTTCGAGATCAGATCCAGCTCGATTGGCAATGGGTAGTGCTTCAGCACGGTGCGCGCCCATTGGCGAACAGCACCAGGCGTGCGCGGTGTCTGTGCTGGATCGAGCAACGCCAGCAAGAACTCGCGGGCTGATCGCAGGGCACGCATTCGTTCATCTGGGAGTGTCATGGATCTATACCTGCGGTGTAAGAAACCCCAGGGAGCGTTCCCACACCTTGCAGCGGCGAACCCTTCCTTTCGGTTGA